TATCCATTTCTAAAAAACTTTTCACTACACCTAATGCAAAGAAAGTTTTACCTGTTGCAGCTTCACCTGCTATTGCTGTAATACGGTTGCCTGCCAGGCCACCATAAATTGAACCTGATAACAGAGCATTAAAAGCATAAGAACCGGTATCAATAAATTTATCTACATCACCGCCAGCAACACCGTCTTTGGCTAGTGAAGCATACTCATTGCCTGTTAATTTAATTATGTCTTTTAGAAAGTCGTTCATATTCTATCATCTCCGAATCTATATAACTTATTATATACCATTTTATGTTGTTACTATACAGGAGTTTTCTAATATTGTCAAGCTCCTGGGGAGGAAAATCATGGCTAATATACTCATTATATCTTCTGTAAACTGTGAGTTTCATTCATATTTATCTTATTATATCTATCTGGCTATCTTTAGTCCAGACCTCAAGGTCATTTCTTAAACGGCCATCTCCATTGAGTTTGTTAAATCTTTTGGTGGCGTGTTTTTTCCACCATGCTATTAATTCATTGTCATTATATCTATCATAATTAGGTGCTTTGATAATCTTATCTGTTTTACCATTTACTATATCTATATAGTTTTCTATACCATAGTTAGATACATAATATCGTTTTTGTTCAGTTAATTTCTTCGCATTTTTAATTGTACCATTAAAATTATCTAAATCATTACCATCTATTGACCTTTTAATTAAACCAATAATTGCATTTGTCAATTTTAATTTTCTACTAGAGGCGTTCTCTTTAACTAAATGTCCTGTTCTATTCTCAACATAACTTTGTAAATCTTTAAATGGTTTGCCATGTATCATAGGTATAAAATCACTATCAGTTAACCCTTTATATCTTAACATAGGTTTCATACCATCATATTGACTTGCTTGTTTGCTGTTACCATATAAACTAGTTGTTTCAAACATAACTAAATTCATATCATATTTTTCATTTAATTTTTGTCTAACATCATGTGAACAACATAAAGCGGCCAACAATTTACCACCAAGATAATTAAAACCAAATGGTTGTGTTGGTACAATAACAAATCCCATAATGGCAGTCTTATTAAATACTGGTAAATCTGGTATATTTCCTAGTAAAATATTTCTAGGTTTCATGTTGATAACAGGAGAACCAAACCTAATAAAACCAACATACTTGTCTGTATTCTTTTCTTTAACAGCCAGTTTTAATACTTTGCCTGGAATACTTACCATATTACTATGACTTGAAATCATATTAATACAAGTGTCCCATGTATGATTATCTAATTCAACAACCTCTAAATCCATATCTTCTGGTGACATTGTAAAATCAGTAAACATCTCCGTATCTAAGCCCATACCAGGTAGAGATGTGGGTATAGTATCTATTTGTGCCATCTTTTGGTCACGCATATACTGGTCTATTCTAGTGAATTGACCAAAATAGTCATTAAACACATTAGCACAATGTAGTGCTTCTTCTTTAGTTAGGGTCTTCATTGTTCCACATAATTAATAATAATAATACAAATATAAAAGGTACCATAACACACAATAAGGATAATGTCAATGTCATACTTCGTTACCCCAATAATCCCAACCATCCTTTGGTTTTCTTCTAGCAAACAGTTCAATATAAGGTCCACCCACAAGTTGCTCTATATCTCTATGAATTATAGGTTTCTGTGAGTGTTTTTGTCTTTCTGATATGATTAACTGGTTGACACCTTTTGAAATTCTTTTTGGTCTACCTCTGGTTGCCAACAAACACATTTCAGGATTGCCTCTAGTCCAATATCCTAAACCTGTAAAAAATCCTAATGTATTTTTATTTGTTTTTGCCCAAGTAAATCCAACCGTCTTAAACTTGAATCCCCAAGCGTCAATAACTTTAAATGCTTGGTCTAACATAGGGTCACATACCCACAATAACAAAACTGAATCAGGTAAGGATATATCTTTTACATTCATTTGGCAAATATCATCTAAACTCATAAGAGGATAATGATTTTCAGGACTTCTACCTTTACCTTTATCCGACCTTACTTTAAAATGCCATGGTGGGTCTGCATAAATCACACCGTATTTTTTACCAACTTCTAAATTAACCAAAAAATGCCTCCAAATTTCCTAAAGGTTTTTCTATAATACCTTGTCTTTGTTTCCATAATGAATGGCCTTCGTGCATTTCTCGGCTGTTATATGTTTCAATGACATGGCAATTTTTACAAAGAACCTTACACTTTCTTATTTCTTCTTTTAATTCTTTCATTCTTTTTCTATGCAATTTAGAACCATACTTTGGTATTCTACTTACTAGAACACCCATACCACTACCTACAGGTCCATTTTTATACATCCAAGGAGATTTTTGAGTGGGGTCAATATGAGCAAAGTCTAATGCTAAACCATGTTTATTATATCCACATTCAATACAACCTTTTAATTTCTTATAATGCCATAATTTTCTAGTAAGTCTTTTCTTATAATCAACCAAAGAATGCCTCCAGACTTGCTTGTGGTTCTGCCTTCCAACCTATTGCGTCCATAATAAATCTCATAGGGTCAAGGAAAGTTTTTTCAAATTGTATATCATAATCAATATACTCTTGTAATTTAAATTCAGGTGGCAAACTAGTAATATAACTTATCACATCAAACTTAAATGGATTTGCCGGTACCAATTTAATAAACTTAATCTTATCGCCTTCTTGTATAAAAGGATATTTGTTTTTTAAACCAAGTCTTTCTATTTGATAATTGTATATCAAAGCACCTTTCACATGGATTGGTGTACCCTTTGTAAAGATATTACTATGGTCACGGTACTTTTTAAGATTATTACAACTTCTAGGAAAAGCAATAGCTTCTGCCGGCAATTTCATAAATTCTATTCTAAAATCTTCAACCAATTTATGTAAATCAGTTTGCTCTTTGGCCATTATTATTTGAATTGCCTCTTTAATTTTAACACGACAAACTTGTGGTGTAGATGATTTAACTGCCTCAATACCCATAAGTTTTAATTTAGGGTTTCTAAGCCTAACACCCTCATCATCAATAACATTTAACATATATCTTTTCTTCGCCACCCATATACCTTTATTGGCAATTACTTCTCGTTTCATAACCATAGCATTTTTAAATGCGTTAGAATAATCAGCAAGTTCTTCAAAACATTTTGCAATAAATGGTTCTATTTTATTATCAGAAACCTTAGCTAAAAAATTTGCAATCTGTTCAGTAGTCTTATCTTTACAAGTTTGTTCTACAAGTTTACCAAACCTAACATAAATTGAATCTGTATCAGACGCCACAATGTAATCATAGTTATCTGTTTTCAAAATATCATTTAAATAATCATTAACCTTTTTCTCTATAAACCTAATGATAAATTGGCCGGCAGTTGTAATGCCACTTGCCTGGTTAACATCATAATACCTAAAGTATTGGTTGCCAACTGCACCATAAGCTGAATTCAAGGCAATCTTTTTTGACCATTGAATATTATGACATCTTGCAATCTCTTTAACTAGTTTAGGGTCTTTTGTTTTTTGATATTCTTTCTTCGCCTTTAACATTCTTTTTTTGAAAACAACACGGTCTCCATACATCTTCTCCATCATCTCTGGTAAGAAGCCTTGGCTATCTCTCTTAAACTTTGCACCATTGGGAGTAACACAAGCGTCCTCCGTCTTTAGGTAGTCTAATCCAACCTTCTTTTTCAACATTTTATTGACACTAATGCCTTCAGGTACAGTACCAATTAGTTTTTCTGGCGATATATTATATTGTACAATGATATGTGGATATAGTGAGTTAATATCAAATGAAACAATCCAATCATGTCCACCTATTATTGGTTCTTTCACATAAGCACCTTCGTACTTTGTATCTTTGATATGTTCTTCTCTTGGTGGCACACATATATTTTTTTTCATTAAATGGTTTGCAATCAAGGTATCCCAAACTCTAACTTGTGAAAATATATCATCATAGTTTACTTTTGAATCATATGCAACTGTCAAAGATAGGTCAATTAAACCTAACTTATCTTCCAATGCGTCAACAATTTCAACATCTTGAATATTATAATCTACAAATTTTTGGAAATCTTTTGTATAAAAATCTTTAAATGTTTCATAAGGATTTTCATGTTTGCCATGACCAAGTTCTAATTCTCCAATGAAATCTAATCTATAACTCTCTTGTCTTGTTGGAATAAACCACTTATACAAGTCAAGGTAATCTAACATACAAATACCAAAGAGTTTATAATAAGTTTGTGGTCTACCTCTTACATGTATTTCTTCTCTATTAGCTAAATTCCAAGGTGACATTCTTTGAGCAACCTTATCACCTGCAAGTAATTTTATTCTATTCATTAAATAAGGTAAATCAAAAAACTTGGTGTTCCAACCAGTAATAACATCTGGATAATTCTTTAACCAGAATTTCATAAACTCCATTATTAAATGTTTTTCATCTGTACATTCAATGTAAGTTACATCTGTACGGTCTGTTGTGAATTTACCAACACCCCAAGTTAATATCTGTTTGTTTGATTGATTTTTTACTGTGATACATAACAACTCTTCAATGGGATTTTCTACATCTGGAAATCCATTTTCACAAGTTGTTTCTATATCAAGTGTGAAGATTTTAATAAACTCTTTTTCCCATTTTATCTCTTCAGGATATTCTGAGCCAATATATTGATAATGGTATCTTTCAAGACCATAAACAGGAGAATTATCAGTAGCTATATCTCTACGAAATCTACGAGCAGCATTAATGCTGGTAAATTCAAGAGGTTTTAAAAACCTACCTTGTAAAGTTTTATATTGTGAGTGTTCGTTTGTTAGGGCGTAGAGGGTAGGACCAAAATCTATTTTATCTTTATAGTCATTACCATTTAAAACACCACGAATTAAAAGTTTACCTTTGTGTTCAATTACATTTTTATAGAAGTTCATTATCTCTTAATTTCACCGTCACATTATTTAATTCATCATTTAAAGAAATCTGGCAAGCCAATCTGGACTCACCTTCAACATAGCCAGGTTCATACTCTAACAATTCCTGTTCCATGGAATTTTGTTCAATCTTTAGTTTGTCCTGCCATTGTACACCAACTACATAAATATGGCAAGTCGCACACGCACAACAGCCGCCACAATCTGCTGGTATTTCAGGCAAATCTAATTCTTTTGCGGCTTCCATGATAGTACGACCAACTGGAACATCTACCGATAATATTTCGGTATCTCTTATAAAGTTAACCTTTACCATTACTTGCTAGGCAAGCGAGTTTCGGTAATAAGTCCTTTATTTTGAGTTGTGAGGATGCTACTTGTATTCTGTTCATAAGAATTAAGTATATCCTTTTTAGGTTTAACAATTGTAACCACCTTATCCTTCTCAATAATAATCTCATCATCTGCCGAATACGGCATGTATGGTGTCATCATTAATTGGACAGGTTGACCTGGTTTACCTTGCATTGGAATAATTACAAATGCCTTTGTTAAAGAAATTTGTTCTGAACCATCTGGTGTTTGATGGCTTGGAACATTTTTTAGGTCGGCAATTACATCTTCGCCGGTTTGTAACCGTATCACCTTCACATTCTTCATGCTATCTCCTAATCTAACTTATATTTTTTGTAAATTAATCGCTGAATTGCCTTTAGGCGTTTCAGTAATGTCAAAAGATATTGCGTCACCTTCATTTAAATCCAAGTTTGCTTCTTGAACCGCTGAAGAGTGTACGAAAACATCTTTTTCATTATCTTCTCTGGCTATGAAACCAAAACCTTTGGTAGCATTAAACCATTTTACTTTTCCGTTTATACTCATTTTATTTTTCTCCTTTCTTGTCATCATCTAAACTATACTTTGTGGTAATCACATATTTTCTATTTGGATTAACCATAACATTTAGTTTGTTCATAAATTCCCTATCAAACAAAATCGGAGATTTATCTTCCCTATCATCTAGGGTAAACTCTACATCTTTATAAAGACCGCCTGCAAATTCAACATCTAAACTTACAACATATCTTTTTTCTTTGTAATCTCTTAATCCTCCAACTGATATTGTTTCTGTATCTAAAATATCACTTGTTATTGTCTTATCTAATAACGACCAGGTAATTTTTTGACCATGCACTTTCATTTTATCTGCATGTATAACAGGCATACCTGAATTACCCGTATCAAATTTTGCCACAATTTCACCAAACGGTTTAATTGTAACCACTTCTTTATACCCACACTCGGCAGGTACTTTTATCCAATTCTTTTTATCTGTAAAATGTTTTATAAGTTCTTTACTTATATTTTGGCCACTCGCCTCTTCAATACCTTCTGTACCTGGAGAAGAATTAACCTCAATGATATATGGATAATCTTTTACTCTATCTTTAGCAGGTATAAAATCAACTGCTGTCCATACACCATTAACTGCCTTAGCAGCCTTTAAACTTTCTTCTATTTCATTTTCAGTTAATTTAAAATCTTTTACCTTACCACCTTGTGATACATTTGACCTAAAATCTCCTTCAATAACATCTCTTCGCATAGCAGCTTGTATTTTACCACCTAATACTAAAACTCTAACATCATATTCTGTTTTAACATATTGTTGTAGTAATATATCAGCGTCTTCATCTTGTTTGTTAAGTAATTGCACAATAGAATCTAATGCTCTTTCTGACTCAATGAATAGGACACCAACACCTTTACTGCCTCTTAATGTTTTTAATATAACTGGAAACTTTTCCTCTAGTTGTTCAAATGCTTCTATTGAATTTTCGGGGTCTGTAACCAATACTGATTTAGGTTGTTTAACACCATAATCAGAAAGTCTTAATGAAGTTCTATACTTATCAGCACATATGCTGATTGTTTCCCTACTATTGGCCACACAAACATTGTGTTTTTCTAATCTTGATACCAAATCCATCCAACTATCTTTACGGACAACTGAACCTCTAATAAGGGCAACTGTATCAATTGCTCTTACAGGAAATCCTTTTTTATCATCTTGATTGTGGAAGGTTAAATCGTCTTCATAAGTTACATAACCACCAGTATTACGGTAGATATATGCCTCATGTCCATTCTTGATGGCTTCTTTTACCAGGTTTTTGGCTGTGTGAAAATTCTTATCATCTTCCGGTTCATCTGAAACAATAAGAAATCTTATTTTTTCGGGTGTCTTGGCCTCTGTTAAGTATTCGTTAAACTTTTGGACTTCCATCTTTACTATCTTTTAAATCTTCTGGTTTTTTACCTATATTATATTTAGCTACCAAACTCCATTCACTCTTCTCTTTAAATGGTAAAACTTTGATTTGACTCAATGGTGCTTTGTTTTCCACTAGGGATGCCTTAACAACATCTACTAAAGACCAATCTTGTAGTAATAATGTTATTGTATTTCTTCTTTGTATGTCGTTTTCGGACAAGGTAGATTTCTTACCATCTAAAGCAAACAACTCTTTGAAGTGAGTTATGTAATACTTTCCTTGTTTGTGTAAAATGTGACAACTTTGAAATAGTGTTTTATCTTTTCTACTTGCAACACCAATTCTTGTTAGGGTTTCTCTGACTTTTAGGAAATCGTCAGGCTGTTTGAGAGTCACTTCTAGCATATCACTAGGCGACCAACTTATTATTTCATCACTCATCTTTTTCTCCCACCTTTTTTCAGGCTCAATTGTATATTTTCAATTTGGTCATCTGATAATAGGTTTAGAGCTTCTTTTGCCTTTTGATTACTGTAGCCATAATACTCTTTAATTATCTCAAGGTCTTTGACTTTCTTTTGTGATAGCC